CCCATTCGTCTTAACATTTCATCACCAACTACAGAACCAATACCATAACCAAGAGCACCAGATATCATATCACCTCCAGCCTTCGGAATCAGTTTACCAGCCATATAACCTACACCAGCCGCCACTTGTTCACCAGCAGCAGCTGCTCCTACATAAGCATCTTCAGCAGTAAGATTTCCCATCTCCCCATCCATTGCTAGAGCAGCTGCCTTCCTAGACAATTGTTCATAATTCATTGAATCATTTACAGCTATTGCTGGAGTCATATAAAGAGCGATAGTCTTGTTGATGTATCTCTTACCAATCTTCTCCTTGATTTCTTCGATTTCTTTAGAAATCATCTCTTGACGAGCTTCTATTTGAACTTCTTCCTCGTCGGATATTGGATCGTCGACATCATCAGCAAACCACGAAGCAACTGTGAAATTATCAATCCACAACTTATTATCCCAATGATCATCTTCCTCTTCCAATACTGTTATTTGAGATTTGTAGTCTTCTTGTTCAGTTTGTCTCATGAATTGAAACATAATAAACGGTTCTGCATCTCCAGCGTACTTACCTAAATTAGCATCAGATACTTCACTAGATTTCTCATATAATTTAACATCCTTACCTTCTTCAAGGTCAGCTGAATTGTAGTCTATACTATCTGCGCTACTAGCATTACCTAAGGTTAAAGGGTAAGAAAGAAACTTACTCTCGGATGGATCTGACTTGCCATGGCCTTTTGACCACGCATCAGCTGCATCTCCTGCAAATTCAGAGACAGCACTAGAAACCTCTTTGAATGGATTACCCATATTAATACCTTTGTTTAAATATCATATAATACTTATTTATACAGTTTACATAAATAATAATATGAGAAAAACCTACAAGGGGAAATGGAAACCTAAGAATATCCATAAATATAATGGCGACCCCACAAAAATAACTTATCGTTCTTTATGGGAACGTAATGCATTTCGCTACCTCGACAAGCATCCTGCAGTCAAGTGGTGGAATTCTGAAGAGACTATAGTACCTTATATATGTGGGACAGATAGAAAGCCCCATAGATATTTTATAGATCTCACTATACGATTTGTTGACGGAACAACTGTATTAGTAGAAATCAAGCCAAAGAAACAAACTCAACCTCCAAAGAGAAAGAGTATTAACGAGTCATTAACGTATATTAAGAACACTTCGAAGTGGAAATATGCTAAGAGATATGCGAAGGATCGAGGATGGAAATTTGAGATTTGGACAGAAGATACTTTAGAAGGGCTTGGTATTAAGACAATGACATATAAGAAAAAGGCATCCAACGTAATTAAGAAGGTAAAGAAGAAATGCAAGAAACGACGATAGCTCTTCCTGACAAACAACCTCCCCGCCCTAAAGAAAGAAGTGTTGTCCTGCATATGATATCTATCGAAAACCATCCTGTATTATCGTATAAATAAGAATATGGCGAAAGAATCATTATTTGATAAACTAGAAGCAGAGGCGTTCCGAAAAGGTTTCCAAAAGAGATCTAAGGAAGCTCAGAAATGGTTTATGCAAAAAACAAGAGATATGGGCAAGATCAATATGCATAAGATGATCAAGGACCCAAGACTTGTAAGGAAACAGAGACCTCGTATTGGCGATATGTTTATGTATCACTACGATCCAAAACACAGAAAGACTCTCCCTTATTATGATTCGTTTCCTTTAACTATTATGGTACAAAGGGCTCCTGGTGGATTTTATGGACTGAATCTTCATTATCTGCCACTAAAGCAAAGAGCTATATTCCTCGATAGATTAACAGAAATTGCTAATAACAAAAAGTTTGATGAAACAACTAGATTGAAATTAAATTATGATTTGTTAAAAACAGCAGGGAAATATAAATATTTCAAACCTTGTTTTAAACATTATTTAACTGAACACATAGATTCTAAGATTATGAAGGTAGAAGCTTCTGAATGGGATGTTGCAATATTCCTTCCAACAGAGAACTTTATGAAGGCTAAGAAGACTAAGGTTTGGAAAGACAGTAGGAGTAAGTGGTAATGATCCCAGTAGGAATAGATACACTAAAATCAACAATTGGAAAGCGTGGAGGATTAGCAAGAGCTAATCGCTTTGCAATTTACATTACCCATCCTATGATGAAAGGTCCAATGGGTAATGGACTTATTAATACTGATATTACAGGGCTTGCTTCTAATATTGGTGGATCATTATTATCAGGTGGTTCAATTGATCCTATGGCATTTATTAATGATCCAAGAGATATGTTCTTGCTTTGTGAAAGTGTTCAACTTCCAGGTAAGAGAATTGCTACAATGGAACAGTTCGTCACCCACAAAGCGATCAAAAAACCATACTCATATCTTGTTGATGAAGTAACATTTACATTTGTTCTAACTAATGATTATTTTGCTAGAAAATATATGGACCAATGGCAACAAATGGTAATTGATCAAGAGGATCTAAAAGTTAATTATAAGAATGATTATGTCACAGATGTTACTATTCAACAGTTAAGTACATCTAATGATATGATTCCTGCATATAGTATCAAGCTATTGAATGCTTTCCCTATTGCAGTAAATGCAGTTGAATTATCAAACTCATCTGAAAACAGTTTATTACAATGTTCAGTAACCTTGTCATTTGATGATTGGCAACAACAAGGTATTCTGGATGGTATAATTGATATGGTAGGACAAGCTAGTTCTATTGTTGATGCAACACGTGGATTATTTTAAACATAATGGAGAAATATTATGAATACATTACCAACGTTATCTGTACCTTCGTATAGATTAACAATCCCCTCAAGTGGGAAGGAAGTACAATTTAGACCTTATCTTGTAAAAGAAGAAAAGATCTTAATGATTGCGCAAGAGTCTACTGATGGAGATCAGATTCAAGATGCAATATTAAATGTGATTGAAAATTGCTTAATTGATTATGATGGAGATGTTAGACAGTTAACAGCATATGATGTGGAGTGGATTTTCCTTCAACTAAGAAGCAAGAGTGTAGGAGAATCAATCGATATCATTAAGTTTTGTGATGAAGAAGATTGTGATGGAGAGACACAAATTAAGATTGATATTGGAAAGGCAATAATTAAGAACAAAGAGAAGTCTGCCAATACATCTATTAAAGTTGAAGAAGGATTGGTTGTAGAGGTTAAGTTCCCTACTATTGAATCTGGTTCTGATGTGGGAGATGATGATACAGATATTTTAATTAATACTGTAGCTAATGCATTATCATATATTCATTATGGAGATGAGATTTATGATGCTAATGGTGTTACTATAGAAGAAAGAAGAAAGTTCGTAGAAAGTCTAACGAATGAACAATTTGGTAAGATTATTGATTTCTTACTAGATGCACCATATGTGTATTATGAAGATGAGTTTACTTGTAGTAAATGCGGAACAAAACAAACGTTTAATTATGAAGGAATTTTAGATTTTTTTATTTAGCTCTTTCGCATGAGGCCCTTGAGTCTTTCTATAGGCTCAATTTCTCATTGATGGAGGAGCACAAGTATAGCTTGACAGAGCTAGATAACATGGTCCCTTGGGAGCGTGAGATTTACACGAGCTTACTTATAAAGCAGATTAATGAGGACATAAAGAATGCCGAAGCAAACAACAACTAATTTGAATCAAGGAGGGCCGGGTCTAAAAGCGAGGGAATCAGAACGCCGAATGCAATCAAACCTTGATAGCAGTCGTAAGTCATTAAACACTCTTGAATCTAAGTTTGAAGAACTTAACAAGAATATCATTAATCTAAACCAAGTTGTAACTCAATTAAGAAATGTTGAGTTGATACAAGTTGGACATGATATGAAATCTGCCAAAGAAGACAAGAGCTTCTATATGGACAGATTACAACATGATAAGGAGTCTGAAAAAGCTGCTGATAAATCTGGGGACCACCTAGTAGAAGCAACTGCTCGACAAGAAGCAGGCCTCCGTGATATATCTAAGCGTATATCACTACTCCACTCATTCATGGCTGGGGATTCTGTAAAGCGTACGAAGGAACGACTTTCAATATCATCTAAAGAACATACTGAACAGCTTAAAAAGCACAGATCAATTGGTATGGCTCAAATGAACTTTATGAAAGAACACGGTATTTCTAATATCGCTGGTCTTCGTAATGTGATGAAGGATGGTAAGAGGAAGTTTAGTGAAGATGATGTATTAAGATTAAGGAACGAATGGGATGATATCACTAGGAAGAAGAAACAAGATCGTGATTTTTCTACTTTAAGAGACGCATCATTAGATAAAAGATCTAAGTATAGTCATCAAGGATTAAGTCCTCAATTATTTGATAGACTAGCTGCCAAGTACTCTGATTCTGACGATCAGAAAAAGCTGTATCAATTATTTGGTAGATCTACTACTGCTGTTATGGATGGTGGTAAAGGATTTAAGGGTCTAGGTGGTTCTAACCTAGATTGTGATCCATGTGATCCCCTAAAGAACATTGATAAGAATGTTGGTGATATTCTCGATTTAATGAAAGGTAATGTTCTTGCTGATAAAGAAAAAGCAAGAGAAGCAAAGAAAGCATTAAAATTATTAGAAGATAAAAGACATAAGCAATTAGGACATACTCCTGCATTACCAGCTCCTGAAGGGGGATCTGGAGGATTAAAAGGAGGAGCTGCTCTCCTCGGTTCTACGGTTCTTTTAGATCGTGTTAAGAAACATAGAAATACACAAAGGGGTAAGGCTAAGTCACGTGCTGAAAAAAAAGTTTTAGCAAAGAGGGAAGCTGAACGTATAGCTAAAGAAAAAGCTGAAAAGAAGGCAAGACAAAAAGCTGAAAAGGAAAAGGCGATTGAAAAGAAGAAGCAAGATCGTATAAAAGAACAGGAGCGTAAGAGAAAGGAGGCTGAGGAAAAGAAGGCAAGGGAAAAGAAGGCTGCTGAGGAAAAGAAGAAAAAGGAAAAGGAGGCAAAGGAAAAGCGGGAAAAGGAAAAGAAGGAAAAGCAGACAAAGGAAAAGCAAGCAAAGGAAAATAAGGCAAAGAGTCAGAAGAATGTAAAAACTCCTGAAGGTGATAAACCAGTTAAAACTAAATCAGCAACTCCTAACCCTAAAAAAGCTGCTAGTCCATCTGTTATTAAGTCATGGATAAAGAAACATTTGAAGAGCTTATCTCCATCTGCTTATAAGAATGCTAAAAATATTATAAAACTTAGACACTATGGTAAGTTAAGAGCTCTTTTAGCAGCAGGGGGTCCTGCAGGATGGGTTGCATTAGGATTATCGTTTTTAGCAGAGGCAGTATTAGTCTCTTATGCAGAAGAAGCAATAGCTGAGATTGAAGCTGAAAGAGGCCCAGAACCAACTGCTGATGACATAACAGCTTCAGATTGGGGTGAAGGTGATACAAATCCTTCAGCGGAATCAGGTGCTATTGTAACAGGAACAAGAGGTAGAAGTCGTCCTAGAAGTATGGCTGATGGTGTTGATGCTGCTACAGCTAATATGAAAGTTGTTCAAAGTCAACCTTCTGTGCAAGGAGATGGTAAAGAGAGCTCGAAAGGAGCTACTGTTATTAAGGATTCTAACAACACAAGTAATACATCAACTACTAATGTGTATGCTATTCCAATAAGTCCTCCTGTTGATGGTTCTAATGGTGGTTGGAACCAGATGGATCCGGGGATATAAAAAGGCCCCTTTCGGGGCCTAAAAACTGCTATCTAGCTCTTATATAAACAGAGTTTTTATTCGGCAGCTGCCAGTTTAGCGAAGTAGCTCATAGTATCATCCCCTTCCTCACTAGTGGTTGCAGGTGTAGGAGTAGGTTCAGCTTCAATTGTTTCATCAAGATCAACCTGTTCAGCTGTGGATGTCACTTGACCATCTTCACCAAGAACACGAGTCAATTTCAACTTTAACTCATCATAAGACTTGAAAGTACTAGGATCAGTAAACTCTGCAAGGGAGTACTCCTGATTATAGATCGCTTCAAGTTTTGTATCATCATCAGATAATGCTTCAACAGGACCAAACTCTGATCGGTCGTAGTTACGATAACCAGCAACCTTGGCAATCTTCAACTTGAAGTTTGCCCCCTTCCATAGATCGAATGGGTTTATAGGAGTTTCATCCTGATACTGCGGTTGCATCGCATCCATAATCTTATCAAAGATCTTCTTGCCATACTCATAAAGGAATACCTTTCCTTCGTTTTCTGGATTAGCAGGATCTGAAACAATATAGATGTTTGAAACATAATGAAGACCTCGTTTCTGCTTACGAGCTTGTGCCTTTCCTTCTTCTGTTCCATTATTCCACAGCTTAGAATTTAGTTCTGATAGAGGATCGTCCTTACCAAGGGTAGTTAGAGATTTCTCTACATACCACTGACCTGTTGGCCCTTTAAAGAAATGATCCCAATACTTTGCCCAAGGCAATTCATCACCTTCGACAGCAGGCAAGAAACCAATAACTGCATATCCATTACCAGCCTTATCTACTGTTGGTTTCCACTTACGCTCATCAACATAACTCTTCTTTGCGCCCCCAGCTTCCTGGGCAGCGCCTACCAATGAATCCATATTCATTGCTTTATCTTTTAAGTTTGCAAAACTCATATAGTATTTCTCCGTATATTTAAAGTATATTTTAGTATAAGGTATCTAACACTACCTTCTTCATCTTATCCTCATCGAATGAGATGAACGGTTGGTACTTCAACACCTTGCTTTTAATATCAGGCCACAAAATTGTGTCTGATACATCCTGATTCATAAATCCCGTAAGGCTATTTAAAACGCATACAGTCTCTAATGAAACCAGTCCTTCCATATAGTCCGTAATGACCCTTGGATAAGGAGTCCCCGTCAAGGATTCATCTAACGATCTATCTGAAATCTCTTCTAACTCTTGCTTGAAGTTATATGTTAAACTCTCTTGAACCCTCAAGCAAGAGTTATATGTCTCATCACTCTTCATCATATCGCCAATCCAAGTGATGTCATTAATAAAGTGACACGCAAAGTATTTAGTAATATCCTCACGATTATTGAATCTATTTCCAACTTTCGTAAGCTGATACTTGTCGTGTCGACCCCAATAACTCTTTTGTGTTACTCGAGTCTTAAAATTATATTTGAAAGCATCATAGCTGTCAGAAGTGAAGTGCATCTTGACAGCCATGTAGTACTTATAAGCATCATATCCATCCATTATACAATAATCTCAATCAAATGTCAACAGGTAAAGTGTGAGACGTGTTTCCTCCAATCAACAGATTCAGCTCTCTTGCTTCGAATTCTAACCTCTCTATAATATCCTTAGAGACGAGCTTCTTAGCATCTCTCGGATCAATTTCATTCTGTTCACATAACTCTACTATTGCATCCATGTAAGATGTGCCTCTGTGTGTGAATACAAAATTCTCTACCATTCGTGAGAAAGCTTTCTTGTTTATATCATCCATCTACTTTACCCTTAATATAATTGTTTGATCATTAATCCTCCCACTTGGAGTTTTCTTGTTTGCTTTGATTTGATCTATAAACTTGTCAATCTGCTTTGGGGTCTTCTTCATAATGACAGGAAGAACGTCAGCAGGTTTTCTGAGTTTTAGTACTCTCGAAAGTTCTTTATCAAACCCTCTAATGGTTGAACCAGACACTATCAATCCATCTCTGCTAGCAGAAACAAATTGAGTGAGTTGTCGTGTCTTTGTATTAAACACATACAGATTCATTGAACCTGGAACCCTCATTGGATTTATTGAAGTTAGTTGATACTCGTTGTTTTCCTTTTGGAATTTCATCTTCTCAACCTGTTTGTCAGCTCCTCTACGCTTTGTAGTCGTAACTCGACGAGTGGCCTTCTTAGATGATTTAATCGACTCTACGGCCGTCTGAAACGATTTGAGAGTCTTAATTCGAGCTTTGATAGCTCTCATTCCAAGATGATTATAAGCTTCTGTTATCTGATCATCACTTTTAGATACAAATGCTTCATAATCATATAGGTGTTCATCAATCCAAGCTTGAATTTCAACAAGTCTCTTGATCTCTTTAATCTTCATTTCTGTGTATAGATCAACAGTGGCTTTATTGTCTCCCTCATTCCACTTATCTTCTATAGCATACAGAACTGGCATAATCTCTTTGATATTCTTTTCACGTGCTCTTTCAGCAGGACTCTTTACAATAGATACAACCTTTGGCTTACGAGCAGCTACGATCTCTCTTCCTGATTCAAGCAATTCCCCGAATCTTTCTTTAAGGAAATCTACAGCATGGGAATACATACCAGTAAACTCATTACCAAGAGCTTTCCAGTAAACCATAGCAGCAATGTGTGAATACGTGAATTCGTACGATTCATTAGCAAGGATTGCCTTAGCATCGTCCTTACTATATTCTCTCTTGATGTAGTTCTTAATTATCTCGACGTATTCTTTGGTGTCGAGTTCTCTATGAACATACAATTTGAATTCCATGAACGAACCATCAATAGGAGCGGCAGCAAGGCCGAACTTTTGACGAGCTTTTACTTTCTTTTTTCGTTTAGTCCCAGCCATCGTACTGATCTCCTTGTGTGGAATAATAGGCATCAAGTACCCCAGCATCTTCCCAAGCATCAAAAATCTCTTGATCACTCATATATAGATTTTCAGGCTGATTGGCTTCAAAAGCATTTGAACTCTTGGTAGCACGACGGAGAGCAGCTCGCTCTCTCAGGATTTCGTTTCTAGTCATAATATAACTCCTTTCTCAATTGTATGCAGATATTATCCCTCCATACGCAACAAAGGTCAACAGTTATTTTGAATAAATCTGTTGAATAAATGTTTCAAACTGTTCAACTTTTGATACACGATCAGGCCATTTGATGTATTCCTTTTCAGGATTGGCTTTTAGATTGTTCAGTAGAGGTGTAATAGCATTATATAGATTATCCAATTTCCCTTGGATGTGATCAAGATCGTTACGAGATGCTTCTACATCTTTCGACGCTTCTTGTACCGAATCTAGCTCTTCTTCATCAACGAGAGTAAATCCAAAATCAAATGAATCCATACGCTAACCTCCTTTATTAATATGTTCTACGAAGGCTTTTATTCTATTATTGCCCTCTTCTACTTCTTCTCTTGTAATATAACGTTGAGATTCTCTGTCCTGGAATTCAGAAGTCTTTTCTAAGAGATTAACTCTCTTTTCTAAACATTCCATCATTCCATTCATGTCTTTTATAACTTGAACTTGTCTCTCAATGACATCCATCATCATGTCTCCGGTTTCACATCCTTTCATATTCTAATTCCATATTCTAATTCCATATTTGTCATATTATATTTATCATTCATATTTATTATTCACTTCTAATAACCTTAACAGATCGGCAGCTTGTTCGATAATATTAAGAGCTCCTTGATCACTAATTGATACTTTATTCTTAAACTTAATAGTGATATAGTCAGTCACCCAAATCTCAGGCTTCTGTTCAACCATCAAATGACTTGCATTTTTTGTACTAATCATGATCCAATTCATCTACCACCATAAATTCCTATAATATTTTGCGAATAATTCTAAGCCTTCTTGAACATCTTTCCAATGTTGTTCTTCATCTGCTCTATGTTTATCATACTTGTCTTGATCTTTGATATTCATATGCCATTCTCTATTACCATTTTCATCTGGTTCACCATACGTAGAATCCCCAAAGATACCATCAGGTACTTCAGGTTCATCCGAGTCAAAGGCATAAATCATTTTATCAATAACACTAACCCACTTCCTGAAGTGTTCATCTTCCATCTTATTATAATCAAGATTTCTTGCCACTCCGTGTTCATCATCAGGTACTAATCCTGGCTGAGAGTGTTGTTGTATTGGATCTTCAATTTCATCATCAACAACCTGTAATGGATAACCAGCACAGTTATCGTCGTTCATAATAACTTCTTTGAACTTCTTTAATCCTTCAGCAATGATTGGTGATAACGTAGCATCTAAATTCCACGTATCGTCATAACTTGCTATTGGTTTCTTTCCCTTAAATCTCATTATGCTTCCTCTCAACTTGTTTTATAGTCTATGATTTTGTTCTTTTAACCACAATATAGTCTTCTCTTCAATTTCTTTTAATAATTCGTGGTCTGTAGGTTCTCCTAACCTTGGATAATATTTTCTTTTAATATGGTTTGGACTATAAACAATAGCAGACTCTAATTGTTTTACATAGACATAAACCGACTCAGGCACTTTAAAGTTTTTTAATTCTTTAGTTTCTAAATCATAACAACTAATAAGGTTAATCATTCCCAAATTCCTGTTCCGTACATACTATCTATCATATTTTCAAAATCGATTAAACGATTCTCATCAATCAATTCTTGACTCCAATCATCTACCATTCCTTGGTAGGTAATACCATTCTCTTTATCTACATTTATAAAAAATGCTACAACTGGTCCACGAGTACCTTTAAGACCTTCAATCTTTTCCATAATTCTTTCTGCTACTTCATTATTCATTTTTCTTCACCCATTCCTAATTTAAGTGCTGAAATAAACCCAAAGTGGAATAGAGCATTTGCATCATCGTCAGACAATTCCCAAGTCTTAGTCTCTTCACTAAATCCATTTGGGTCTAATACTTTAACTTTATCATTCATTCTCATCTCTTCAATAAGGTATGTTAAACCTTGCTTCATAAAAGCTTGTTGAGCTTCAGGTGTTATATCCATAGTAATCTTTGCTGAACCATCAGGCATATCAGTTACTTCTACATTTTCAATTAAGTTTTCTTCTATCATATCACTAACCTCATCATTAGGAAATTCATTGGGTCCTAACTTACCAAATTCAGATGTTTCATCTTCTTCTCGACGACCACACCAATTACATTCTTTTCCGTCTTCAACGTACATTACAGTACGTTCTACTTTACAATCGTGTTTCCACATTACTTGCTCCCAATAAAATTTTAGTAGCGGCAAGTTTAGCTAGTGCTTCATCTCGCTCTTTTTTCATCTCTTGATACATTTGGATGATAGATCTACCCGACATAATATCTCTATATATGTCTTCATTTTGTTTTGTTTTCATTGTCATATGATTAACATCCAACTCCTGCGTTTACACATTCAGTATTTGCATAAGATTCAACATACCCAGCTGCGTAATCTTCAAAAAGCTTTTGGTGGCGAATGTTATCAGACTTGAAGGTTTGAGGCTCTTCTCCTCGTTCAGCGTCTAGCCAACCACATTGATAAAAACGGTTCTTTGTTCTTAGATAATCATCTCTTTCACATTTCAACACCAGCATACATTTCTCCTTAGCAAATAATATATATTATACATAACTTTCTACAAAAGATCAACAGCATCTTTGTCTTCTCTTATTTCCACAAACACAGGAAGAAATAGAGATGCTTTGTCCTTTCCCTTACTGTTGATCTTGGCATTGTACTGAACAGCAACAATCTTTCCAATCAACGAGTTTCTTGACTTCCAAATGGCTTCCCTCTGTTCTTCTGAGAAACCAGTTCCAACCGATACTTCAACTTCTCCTGATTTATCTTGAACAACCATAGCTCCAAGGCGACCTTCATTCTTTCCAGTGCCTTCAACAAATCCAATTATCTCAAGATCAGCTTCATGAATGTCCTTCATCTTCACAAGATCAGGAGAACGCTTCGCAACCCATAGTGAGTCATGATTTTTAAGAATAACCCCTTCTTCTCCCTCTTCAAGTTTACTCTTGAATAAGGCTCGAGCAGAGTCAATATTAACGGCTGTATGACTTTCAATCATAGAAATAAATGGAGCATCATCAATTACAATTTGAAGGGCTTCTAGGCGCATTGAGGCACCCTGAGAGCTCTTTCCAGCCCTAAACTCGTTTAGGGGGATTAAGTCCCAAGCAGTCATTCGAATACGGCTACGTTCCTCATCAGAGATTGTTCCCTTTTGGGCCTTATTTAGTATTCCGTTTCCAGTCTTACGATCAAGAATATTATTGTTTTCATCTACAACCAGGAGTTCTCCATCAATCACAAATGAAAGATCTGTATCAAATTCCATGTGTGCTGCAATGTCAAGCTCTTTTCCATTTCGGGTGAAAGCATTAAACGATCCACGATCTACAACAAGTTGACATCTCATTCCATCCATCTTTGTTTGGGCGATAGCAGGAAAGTTGATGCGTTTCAGATTCTTTTCATTGAATGATGAAGCAAGCATTACCGGAAATTCAGGAATAAAAGACTTCCCGAATACTTTGTTTGCAGTTTTGCTGGAAACCCCAATACGAAGATCCTTTTGAATGATCCTTTCTACAACAGTCGCATCATCAACAGAAAGGTATCTCAAAAGTGTTTTGAGATGCTCAATAGCACTATTGCCAGTTACTTCTCGAGCAGAAAGATAATCGAGAGATGCAAATGCATCTTCGAATGTAAATTGAATCTCCTCAGAAGGTGTGTAGCTTGGAATCTTCTTGATGTAAAATCTCAGATGAGGATCCAAAGCATATTTCATGACTTTCCTGAATGTATCTACATCTTTATATCTTTCAAGAATAGCAAGCTTCTCTAATTTTTTGGTGGTAGAGGCCACTTCATTTAAAATATTAATCATTTTCAAACTTCTCTGCTAAAGCAGCTAAACATATACCTTATACTCCCATCCGGTGAATGCCGCTGCTGCTTCTTACTTGAGCCTCAGACAGCTTAAAACGTTTTCCAGGACGAACGCCTGTCTCTTCAGCAATGTATGGATATTTACGGTTGGATCTCTTGTATCCAACAAGTCTCACAAAAGACCCATTAATCTCTACACAGTCTCCGACATTAAAGTCGGAAAACAGTTCAAGATCGCTCTCCATTCGAGACATCCCACCAACAACAGAACCTTCAATTTTCATTGTAAACGATTCTGGATTGAAACGAGCATTACCAAGACTGATATTTACACCAGTCTTGTCAGCAAACTCAGCCAACATTAATTCTAACTCTTTGCGCGTTTGGTTCATAGTAGCGCGATCAAATTCTGTAATTTTTTTCATAATATTTTCTCCTATATTTTCTCAATCAACATTGGCTTCACTTGCTTTTGTTGTAGCACCTGTTGCATCAGTCGAAGCTTCACTTGCTTTAGTTGTTGCTGTAGTAGCATCTCAGCAAACTCAGCACCAAAATAATTCAACATTAAATCTACCTCTTTGCGCGTAATTTTTTTCATAATATTTTCTCTTGTATTTTCTCAATCAACATAGCCCATTATACACAAAAATGAACAAAAGGCAATAGCAAATCCGAATTAATTTTCAATCTGAGCAGCACCAGCAAACATAATAAACACACCAACCAACGAGAGAGCAAATCCTGTCATCATATCCATACTGTTCGTTGAAGCTTCAACAGCACCAGCTCCGCCAAGTGTTAGCAGCAAACCAGTAAAAATCATCAAACCATTCATGCAAATCTCTCCATTAAAGCAGCACCAATCACTCCCAACAAATATCCAATAAACATTATTTCAATCATAATTATTTCTCCACTCATCAAACAACATCAAAAACAACAATTCCATGGTCCTCGCAAACAGCGCGAAGCTTTTGAGCGACTACATCAACTCCATCCAGAAACGCTTCGTGCATTTCATTGATAGGACGTTCTTCTTCTTCTGCCCATTCCAAGACAGACATCAAATCAGCGTGTAAAGTATTCATAATATATTCTCCGTTAGGTTTTTCTCAATCAACATAGCCCATTATACACGATATTTTGGAAAAGGCAACACTAATTTGAGACATTTTCCAAAATAATCTCCCCGAAGGGAGATCAATAGGTTAGGCAAGAGCTTTCTTACAATTGAAGTAGTAAGTGCCAGCACCAGCTTTCGTCATACCAATCTCAGTCATAAACATCTCAATGTACTCTTTTCGAGCAAGACCAGGATTCTTCTTCATAATTGCAAGAGCTCGTTCCTTCTTAGTAGGACCCTTATTCTTACATTTAGCAATCAGTGCTTGGATTGCTGGGGTTCTGGCGGCGGCGGAGGCGGCAGCGCGAGATTTACGACGTCGCACATCACTGGCGGAGGCCTTGGCCTTAGCGCGAGATTTACGACCGATCTCAAGAGATCCTTCGTTAAGTGGAAGAGTAACAATTCCGCTACGCATCTTAATGTCAATGTACTCATCATTAACACAAGTACAAACTCCCTTCATCACAACAGGAGCACCATTCTCAAGCTCATTAGCAGTATAAGTAACAACACGATTCATTGGATTCATAATATATTCTCCGTTAGGTTTTTCTCAATCAATATGGCTATTATCTTCGATCTTGGCTCTGAAGGCAACACTTTTTTCAGATTTTTTCGAATTTTTTTAACCTCTTGATTTTGGGCTCGGGCCTTTCCCTCACCAGATGACCCCTATTATACATCTTTTGAGTCGAATGACAACCGCTGAACCAAAATAATTACCCTCCAATTATTGATGAGCCAATAACTCCCCTAATCATCGCCATTTTTAACTGACGATAACCTATTGATTAAAAAGGATTATTTTTACGGAGAAACAAGAGGTTAGAGCTCTTGCTCGAATTTGAGAGCTTTGACCAGTATCATTAGCCCTCAAAATTACGAAAAAACACTAACCTATTGTTTCAAAACGAAAAAACCCTTGGGTCTCCCCAAGGGTTTTCATTTGAAAGCGTACTATTATCAGAAAGTTAGAGTGATAGTAGCTTTGATGATGCCGTCTGCATCTTCTGTCTTAGAATACTCATATTCCATAACACCTCTCTCAAGAGCTGCAACATATGTGTTCTTATCATTCTTATTGATAAGTTTACCAGTCACCCCACCAAGAGTTGAATCAGTTGTAAGAACCAATGCTTTAACAGTAGATCCGGAATTAGCATCTGAAATATCACCAAGGATTCCATCATCCTGTGTAATGCCAGCTGTGTCTTCAACATCAATCAATACACCAGCAACGCCAAGACCACCAACATCAGTAGATACGGTACCACCCATATTAGTACCAACTGATGTCTTCTGATACTCACCATCTAGATCAACACCAGCAGCAGAAGTTGAAGCAGTTACAAAACGATCAGAATTAGTGATGTTTTGTACTTTAACATCAATTCCCCCTACTGTAAATGATGTATCTAAAGTGGCATTACCATTTCCAGATGCTTGGCCAACTGTTACACCAAAATTCCCAACTGATGCAGATAATTCCATCTGGTTGGCAGCAGGAGCCTTCTTTTGAAAAAGTCCATGCCCGTTTCTTGTCTTGAATTTACCGCCTTTAAAATCTAGACCTTCAATACCAGCCTCAACATAACTTTCCTGTACAACTAGTGAATCACTACCGGTCTTATTTTCGAGTTTAATTGTAGCTTTACCTGCTTCTGCAGATCCAACAATATTTAGATCTAAATCTTGTTCATATGTAGCAGCGCCTGGATTACCGTCTTGGATAATACCTTCATATTCACCAGTAATAGAAATATCCGCGAATGCAGACGTAGTTAAAGCAGTTGCAGCAAACAACGCGATTAAATTTTTATTCATTTCCCATTTTCCTATGTTATTAAAAAAGCCCGTTTGAGGACGGGCAACTCCTTTTTTTACATTATTATATATACTACTTTTTATTGCAAAAATAATAAAAAAGTAGTATTTTTGCTACTCTTTCCAATAACCATTGGATTCATTATATGCTTGAATATCTTCATCAGTCAAGTCGATGGTTGGGCAATCAACTATGGCATCATCTACCACATACCATGTCCCTTCATACATGTCTTTAATATAATCTATTACATCTGCGGATGCGCCAAAAGAAGCTACAGTAAGTAGCGTAGTAAAAATAATAGTCTTCATTTTAATTTCCTTTATAACCGTAGTAATGAGGAGCAGATGCATAGTGATTATCATTTACTCCATTAAAACGAGAATTAGTGTCTCCATCAATGTCTGCATTCATTTTAGAATTACCAGAGCCAGAAGCATTGATAGTCATAGAAAAATTGCCTTCCATGTCAGCTCGGCCGTATCCCTTTCCATGGCCTCTACCATCGAAAGTTCCATCAGTATCGTTAGTAAAATAACCATTAGTGTTGCTATCATTGCCAAAGAACGCATTAGCAGAACCAATAGTCAGGGTTAAAATTACAGTTGTTAAAAGTTTTTTCATTTTCATTTCTCCAAATATTTCAATGTTAGTCATTAATAAAAGGGGACTAACTAAACCTATGTTGATATATTAAGTTCAGGATTAAGCTTTTCTATCCATTCCTTTTCTTTTTTAATTAATATGTGTTTTGGTGTATTATTATCACATCGCTCTAATACGCTGAATACCAGCTCCGATGGATTATCATTATACCCTTATATAATTGTTTACTGATATTATAGTTTTACTTATAAGAAAAGCGGACGCGAATCCGCTTTTCTGTGATGAAATTATTTAATCGACTTGATTAGTTTCTTTGATTATGATATATTTAACTGCTTCTACATGACCTTTAACACGGCCGATCTGATACACCACAAATAACGTGAATCCTAGGAGCAGGCTTTGCATCAGGTTAAAATTATCTATCATACTTCTCCTGTGACTTTATTGTAAATTTCCTTCCAGCTTTGAACACGAATATCTTCATGCTGTCCAGCGTTGTGTTGGTGTGCCATCATAATAGGAGACAAGCCAGCTTCATATCCAGCATCAATGTTAGCTGGTTTATCTTCTACCCAATAACACCCAGTATTCTTCCACTTGGCTAGTTCTTCATCCTTGTCTTGACCAGCATTAAGAATAGTGATTCCATGAAATACCTCTTCGCCAAATAATTTCTTCAAGTTATATCGACGAAATTCACGACCTGCCTCTTGATCTGTTTGACTTGTAATAACATGCAAACGATAACCATGTTCTTGATATAATTTACGAACATATTTAACCACATCACGAAGAGGACCTAAGTTAGCCATATGTGCAGAAGCATTATACTCTGCAACAAGTTTACGACCATCACGAGGAGTCATCCCAAGAGATTTTCCTACATTATATTCACTAGGATCTTGAATAGAAAAACCATAACGTTCTTCTGCCCAATTGAAAAAGTAGGCTTCCCAATCCAACAAGACTCCGTCACAATCTACTAAAATAATGTTATCTTTCATGACTTTACTAAGCTAATCGAATCAATGCGGATTGAACGCCATCCTTCATTAACAACGTCAAATAGTGTTACAATGTCTGGATTCTGATTGCGTTGAACAGACTGACGTTTTGCATCAGAAAACGATGGCATATTTACCATCTTAGTGAAATCTAGTGTTCCTTCAAGAACACGACTTGTTCCATTTCGTTTTGTGAACTCAACGGTAATGATCCCACTTCTTGCAATATCAACTAATTCTTTCTTTGTGAACATAATATATCTCCTATCTTGACTTGTTTATGCGTATATTATACTATGATTTGTGTTATAAGTCAACAGTTTTTTTCCAACTTTTTCGTATTCAACACATTTTTCTGTAATTCTTAGAGGAGGCCATATTGGACAGCCCCCTCGTCCCTTATAAGCTTTTGTACAATCAGAACACAAATCAACACACTTAAATAACACTCTGCTCATCATTAAATTCCTTTATGCATCTAATAAGTTCTTTATCCCAATTATCACGATGTTCGATGAATACTTGGGGTTCATCATCATCAACTGATATTACAGTAACTAGTTGAGTAATAGGCATACCAGTTCTTTCTTCCCATGCAATTGCATAAAAACACTCTTGCATGAAGTAGTTAGTTACCCACTCATATTTCTTCTTCTTTCGTGAAGTCTTATAATCAATAATGCTTAGCTTTCCGTCAAATTCTGCTACACAGTCTACTCGTCCTGCAAGCTCAAGGTAGTCAGAATAAAGGGGAAGTTCTTGACCATACACAACTCCTATCCTCTCATCAAGAATGGGTTTGATACGACAGAAATCATGGATGATGTTTGGCATAGCACCCGTCTTCCAATCCGGATCATTATTTACATATTTCTCTGCCATATCATGCACGGCAGTACCTCTATGAGATGCTCTTCGAGAAATCTTGTTAGCTTCTTCTTCTCCAACGCGAGCTCGCCATTCAGCGATAGCTTTTCTGGATTGAAGAGATAACACAGTTGTTATCGATGGATAAGTTTTCCCTTTTGGGGTTTGATACTTACGACCGGATGTCTTAGTAACACATCCGAGGTCGTCGTATCCTAAGTCAGTTGGTTTGTGTATGAACATAATATAGCATTATACTCTAAAATGAGAGAAAAGTCAACAGTTTTTAAACTTTTTAGCTTTGCATGTTTTCTCTTTGATTAAAAAATCTTTTACAAGACCCGAGCGAACGATGTCATCAACTTCGAATTCTACAACGTCAAAATGTTTTGGCATTGATTTTACTACTTCCATAAAATCATTTATACCATTCATCTCCTTGTCTCTATGGAAATCTGATTGATCATAATCACCTGAAAACACAATCTTACAGTTCTTACCAACACGAGTGATAACCGATACTAGTTCGTGATAGTTAAGATTTTGCATCTCATCAACTATGATAACTGTATTATTGTATGTAATGCCTCTAATAAATGAAGTGCTTTCAAAGTGAAGAAGATTGTTTGCCATAAGATTATCCCATGCAGTTAAGCATTTAAATATCTCTTGGAATATTGATCTATACGGAGCAGTATATGCGTCTTTCTTCTCTTGTTCGTCTCCAGGCAAAAATCCTATGTCTCTCGTAGGAACAATTGATCTAACAATCACAAGATCTGTATATTCTGTGCTCTTATCAAGAACAGCTTCTAAGGCAAGTGACAATGCTAGAAAGGTCTTACCTGTTCCTGCATATCCAGATAATACTAGATTCTTATTGTCAAACGATTCAATCGCCTTTGCTTGGTTGAAGTTTCTAGGACTTAATTTTGGAAGGTCCTCTAGTCTAACCTTCTTTTGTTTTCTATTAATAGTTTACCATCCTTCCATCTTGGCCGCATTTGGGCCTGTGGTTGGATATCCTTTCTTTACCGCTTTCATCTTATCTTTAAATACATCACTCGATCTAGAAAAGACATCTCCTGACGTCCCCAGCACTTGAGGAGTTGATAAAATAATACTATGACAGTTATGCTCTTTCATATAGGATTCTTTCTCAGAGTAGGACATAGTATCTTCCCATATATCACCTGTTTCATTATGTTGAAAATCGTACGTTGGCATAATTTAGTTTCTACAACAATAAATAATCCCCACCAGTGCTATAATAGCTACTGATATAAGGACAATATCATTTAATGTCATTTTAAGATGTTTGTTCCCCAAGTGTTTTCAATTAACATTTTAGTAAGGCCTTTAACTTTAAGTTTTTTCTTAGATGCTTCAACTAGATACTGAGCATCCATTGGATGAATAGACTCTAACATTGCCTTAAATGACTTGTCTGCTCTTTCTAGTGACACATCACCTTTTGAAAGAGGTACAAGATATTTCGTGATATCTCTCAGACTTTTAGTGGGGGCGGAGTTGGGGCTCCAATTGATCTTCTTTGATATATGAATAGTTAGATTATCATCAAAGTTTATTTTCATGATGTCTCTTAGCGCAAGACAATCATTATCACCTAATATTTTTTGTTTTTCTTCTCGAGTTTGAGCTGAACCAACAGCTTCTAAAATTTCATATATTTCCATTAAAATTCACCTGCACATTCGATTAACATATTCATTTTATTATCAACAAGGTAGTTGAAAACATTACCTCTACTTGGATATTTATACCTTTCTAATTGGCTGATTGCAGATTGTTTAACATCATCCGGCATCAGTTTCAAATCAATCATAACCTTATTGCGTATATAGTTGCGATATTCTGACTCTTCCATCACATCTTCAAGTTTGTCTTTATTCTCCCATAAGAAATCCATTTTCTTCTTTCTCATAGGGGTTTGTCTAATCTTGTCTGTGAAAGCGTTATCAGGAGATAAGATGTTTGGTACTCCATCAGAAGAGTCCCCTTTCAATACATGGTCAAATAAGTAACGATTTGGATTATCATCTTTAACCATTTTATCTTGCATAGGAGAATATTGAACAACATCGCCTAAACTATGTAGCTGAATGAAGTCTTTATCAGCTGATACAATAGCTACTTTGTCTCCTCCGAACTTTTCCATCTCTTCAATGGTGATAGCACCAATAATATCATCAGCCTCTCCATTATCTACTTTGATTACTGCGTACGGGAAATTATCTCTGATATCATCAGCTGTTGCTTCAAGAAGGTGATAGATTTCAGTCCAATCATACTTGTCTTTTTCACGATTGGTTTTGCGGGAAGCTTTATATTCAGGATAGTAATTTTTTCGCCAAGAAAGTCCCTCTAAACATATAATCATTTGCCCCCACTCATCTTCAGGGAATCTGTTTCTATATGTTCTGATATTGTTCAGGATGATGTGCTTAACAAGACTTTCTGACAACACCTCTCCTCTATTCAATTGTCCTAATATGGATCCAACTGAAATACCATTGTAATCTACAAGTACCATAATCTACTCCTTCAAATTCTTTACCGAACCAATACCCAACTTGATTGCGATAATACCATTATAATTATCCTCCCTAAGAAGGACATCTTCATCGAACTGGATCTTTGCTTCCATATAGTTCGTTTCACCTCTTGTTTTACATAGTCTGATAATTTCTCTTTTAAACTTATCTTTTCCTAGTAACTCAATGTCTTCTAGTAGTCTCTTACTGGAACCCCAATAATCCATCCAGTCGGTTTCCGTGATCTTATGTCGCTTGTTTTTACGTCCTTTGAGGGGGGCGAGTTTTCTTTTACTTTTGAAGTACTTTCTCCCCACGTAATCATGTCCGGATTCCAAATTAGTAATTCTATAAACAAAGCCATAATGATCACCAATATCAGTAGAAGTAAACTCTTTACCGTCATAAATCCACATCATCGAATCCATCTCGCCATTCACATTCACATCCACAGAACGGGCAATAGGGAGTTTCGATCTCCATTTCAGTCACATTAACCATCATCGGACCATCAGCATCTACCAAAACTTCGTACTCGCTATTACATTGTTC